CATGAGCGGAACGGTAGAAGCGGACGAAACCTACATGGGCGGCAAGGAAGGCAACAAGCACGCCTCCAAGAAGCTGAACGCCGGTCGCGGCCCGGTCGGGAAGCAAGGGGTCGTCGGGGCATGTGGGCGCGACGGCAGAGTCACCGCTTCCCTGCTGAAGAACACGACCCAGGCAGAGCTTCACCAGTTTATCGCCGACAACGTTGACCTCAATTCCACACTCTACACCGACGACCACGCGGGCTACAAGGGCCTGCACGGCTACACGCATGAAAGCGTGAACCACAGCGCCGGAGAGTACGTTCGCGGCGACGTTCACACCAACGGAATTGAGTCCTACTGGGCATTGCTCAAGCGCGGCCATTATGGTATCTTTCACAAGATCAGCGTCAAGCACCTGCACCGCTATATCGCCGAGTTTTCTACCCGCTGGAACATGATAGACCTGAGCGGCTCGGAACGAGTAGACGCTATGCTCGAATCCTCACCGGGCCTGCGGCTCACCTACAAGCTGCTGATCGCATGAACGAAGCACCTACTGCAATCTCAATGGACATGGACGACCTGCTCGGCGCGGCGGTGAACCACATCCCCCGCGCCCTCATGGAGAGGTGGACCGGCAAGGTTCACTGCGGCGACTGCGTTGAACTCATGGACCGTATGCCCCTCGGTTCGGTGGGGCTGGTCGTGACCTCGCCGCCCTACAACATCCGCAACAGCACCGGCAACGGTCTCAAGTCCCGTTCGCAGGGCGGCAAGTGGGTCAACGCGGCCCTGGTGGACGGCTACTCCGACCACAACGACGCCATGCCCCACGAGGAGTACGTCGCCTGGCAGCGCCGGTGCCTCACGTCCATGATGCGCGTCCTGCGCGACGACGGGGCGATCTTCTACAACCACAAGTGGCGCGTCCAAGGAGGGCTCCTCCAAGACCGCTCCGACATTCTTGACGGGTTCCCCGTTCGCCAGATTATCATCTGGCAGCGCGACGGCGGATTCAACTTCAACCCGGGATATTTTCTCCCCACCTACGAGGTTATCTACCTGATCTGCAAGCCCGGTTTCAAGCTGGTGCCGAAGGCGAACGGAGTAGGCGACGTGTGGCGGATTCCGCAGGAGAACAACAATCCCCACCCGGCCCCCTTCCCTATTGAACTCGCGCAGCGGTGCATAGCCGCCACTAACGCGCAGGTGATACTCGACCCGTTCATGGGTTCCGGGACAACGGCGATAGCCGCCGAGTCCTGCGGCCGGGAATGGGTAGGCATGGAACTCTCTGGCGACTACTGTAAACTTGCCAAGGAACGCATACTTGCCGCGAAGGGACTATCCCGAAATGACCCTGCTACCCGCGCTCGCAGCACCTCGCACTAAGACGGAAATGCTCGCTCGCCTGCGCGAGATCATCAACAGCGGTTGGAACAAGATGCCCTCTGACGTTGCCCGTTATCGCGGCACCGGCGGCCCCGGGAACTACCTCGAAGACCTCCTGGGTATCAGCGCCGGAAACAAGGACATAGCCGACTGCGTAGGTTGGGAAGTCAAGTATCACACCCCCAGCACCGCCCTGATAACCCTCTTCCACAAAGAGGCCGAGCCGCGAGGAATCATGCGGTACATGGTCAGTCGGTTTGGCTGGCGCGACGACCAGGGGCGACTCAGTTTCCGGCACACTATCCGGGGTGAGTCCGACAGGTTTATCGTCGTCAACGATGCTGGTAACATTATCGTCCGTCCACTCAAGGGGAACGGGCCGGTGCCGATGTGGACGCATGATGCCCTGCTAAACGTCGCCGGTGGCAAGCTGCGCCGACTGGTGGCCGTCCTGGGGCAGCGGGAGGGGATGATGGTCCGCTTCGACCGCGCCGATCTGTACGAGGGCCTCAAGCTAACCCACCTCATGCAGGACCTCGCCACGGGGCGGATCGCCATAGACTTTGACGTGCGCGAGACCGTTCCCAACAGTAAATCTCTGCGGAACCACGGGACCAAGTTCCGCGTCGCGCCAGACGACCTCCCGAGGCTCTACGAAAGTCACAAACGCCTTGGTTGAGCTAAGTATATAATTCCCCTTCATTTTGGAGGCGGTGTTGGTAGACAGCAACGGAGTGCCCTTGGAATGTGAAGGAGGCCCGACCCCATGACCACGAACGCGACGGAACGGGTGAACTACTGCGACAACTGGCTTGTTGAGATTCGGCAATCATTGGTCAACATGGGGGGCGTCCTAATGCCCCTCAACCGGGTACAGGCAGCGGAGCTTGACAATCTGATAGGACAACTCCAGACCTACCGCGAGGCCGCGTGCGTGACCGAGTACCTGCTGCCGGAGTGTCCTGACTGTGCAACCGGCTACGGCGTCTGGCTGCCCTACCCCGCGCCCACGGACGAGAAGGAGAAGTCAACGGATTGCTCGCCTCCTGGCGAAACTCTCTGTAGAGGAATCTGGCCGCACGGGTAGACCATTGGCTGGCGTGGTGGAAATGATAGCAACGATAGCCGTAGAAGAAATGGATAAGTAACGAAGGCAGCACCCAGGAGGACCAGCACCCATGACAGCACCAACCGCCGACGACCGCGAAAAGGCTCAGCGCCCCGAGACCGCTGAGCAACGACAGACCCGCCTCCGGGCGATCTGGAGGAACGGGCAGCAGGAGAGGCGGGAGGAAGCTGAGCGTCTTCTCTCCGGTCTGGAACTTAACCCACACGTCCTCCGATTCGCGCAAGAGTCAGCCAAGATCATGCGGCAGGCGGACGGCGGAGGTGGCGGAGTAAGCGGGGACGGAGAACCCGTCGGCCCCCTCAACGCTCACCAACAGGAGATGTGCGAGCGCGTCTGCTTGTGCAAGCGGGTGAACGAACTGCGGGAGGAAGGGGCGGGCTACATGGTCGTTCCTCAGGCCGGCGCAGACTTGAAGGAAGACGGCGAGCAGGCCGGGAGAGTGCGGCGAGGGTCAAAACTTTCGACGGGGTATTGACAAGCGGGCGTTTCATGCTATAATCGTCCCAGACCCATAACGTCTACACCACTACAGGTTTGCCATTTGAAGAGCCTCCCGGCCACGCGCTGTGAGGCTCTTTGCCATTTTGGGGCCGGGCGCGGACTCACACCTCCTGTCGTCACCTATGGGCTAGTCCGCAATAATCGCAGTACGCCGCGCCCGGTCCCCGTGCGGTAATGAAATGCTATGCCACGACTGCCAGCACCGCAAACATAGGGGCACTGGCCCATTGGCATCATTCCAGTGTCGTTTCACTGGGGCGCAGGTTGCGGGTTTTCTTCTGGCGGAGCCGATGGTCAACCTGGATGATCTGCCGCGGCGCTCGCCGGATGACCCGGACTGCACCTGTCCTCTTACGCTTTTCCGGGTGTGGAAGAGGGCGCCGGACCAGGTGCTTGGAGTTTTGCGCGGCGTGGATCAGCGAGGCTTGCTCACGGAGCTGCTGGCGGAATACTCACCGGGCGAAGCTCTGGCGTTAGGGACCTTCTACGCTGCGCTTATGGCGGGGGAGGCAGCGGGGGCGACGGAGAGGGGCGGGGCGGAGTGAGACAGGCGACGAAGCAGAGAACGGCAAGTACGCCCTCGACAGACTGTGCTGCCTCCGTTCAAGCCTCCTTGGTCGCCCAGGCCCTTCGCTTTCCGCCCGGTGCCGTATACGAGAACCCCGGCCTCTTCCGTGTGGCGGTGCTGCCAGCCAACCGCCAAGGGCGTGTGCGGTGCCGCGTGATTGCGGTATTGAGCAGCACGTCGGAATATCGGCAGGACGAGATCGAGAGCTGGCCGGTGAACAGGTTTGCGGCGGGGATGCGGCGGTGCCTGGTGATGTGCTTTGGGAGTGAGCGGGAGGCGGAGGGGAATTGAGCAACATGAGAGGTTGAGACCTGTCTATGGAGCGGATGTGGAGAAGGCTTGTCTATGGAAATCTGTGGGGCCAAACGACGGCACGATAAGGGTACGTGCAATAAACCGGCTGGAGCGGGCACCTCGCATGTCGGGATGGGGCGGTGCAGTTGGCATGGGGGTTGCGGGGCGTCGCAGTTACAAGGACCGGCGCGTTCACAGTACAAGCATGGTCTCTATTCGCAGCACATGACCGATGAGCAGAGAGTCGGCTTTGAGGATTTTCTCGCCGAGAATCCTCTGCTCACTGACTCGCCGAATGATGCGTATGCGCTGTTCCGGGCTTATGAGATTCTTTCGATTCCCGGCCACATTCCTCTGCAGGTGCTGACGCACTGTCTGAACGACATAGCGGCGGCCAAGACCAAGTTCAAGGAATTGAGGTTCGGCAAAGAGCCGCAGATACTCGTCACCTTCGATGCGGGTGCGACGGAATTGCTGCTGCGGGCTATGGACGCCGTGCTGATTGAGTATGTCTCCCCTGACCGTATGGAGGACGCCATCGGAGCTTTACAGGAATACGTCCGCACTGGCGGGCGTGGGATCGGCACTGGTGGGGCTGGACTGGCTCGCGGAGAAACACCGGGAATCATCGAAGCCGAGTTTGAGCCTGCCGCCGATTCGTGAGTTCATTCTCAGCGACCAGTACCTTGACCTGGGCGGCATAGTCTGCGATGCGGTGCTGGAGAACTTGGAGAGGCTGTTTGCGCCGGACGCCGATTACCGCGAGGCGGTCTTCGACTGGGGCATAGGCGCCGGCAAGTCGTTCCTGGTCTCAATCATTTCCGTCTACTTGGCCTATCGGCTGCTGTCGCTCCCTGACCCGCAGAAGCACTACGGTCTCGCGCCCGGCAGCGAAATCTCCGTTACCAATTTCTCCGTTGACCAGGATCAGGCTAAGGACGTGGTGTTTGGGGAGATCGGCGCGCGCATAGAGCACGCTCCCTGTTTTGACCAGCCTGGGTTCAAGCCGGACCCGCGCATCAAGAGCGTCCTGCGGTGGCCGGAGAAGTCATTCGTCATCCGGCCCGCCGGTAAGGAGTATCGCAAGGCCCTCGGTAAAAACCTACTAGGCGGCGTCATGGACGAGGCAGCCTTCATGGAGGTCGTCCATCAGACGCGGCGCACGGCGGGGCGGATGCGGCACGGTCAGTATGATGCCGCCGAAGAGGTTTACAACGCGGTCCAGGCCCGTATAAAGTCACGCGGTAACGCCCTGTGGCGCAAAGATGGCCTCGTAGTGATGATCTCCTCCCCGTGTTTTGTGGAGGATTTTATCGAGCGCAAAATGACGGAGGCGGTGGAGAACCCGCGCATCTTTTCCAGTCGCCTGCCGACGTGGGAAGGCGCACAAAAAAAGACCCTGTGCGGAGAGACGTTTCTGGATTCGGTGTTGGGGCCGGTGCCGGTTGAGTATGTGGACGATTTCAAGCGTGACCCCGAACGGGCGCGGCGCGACTTGGGCGCCCGGCCGTCCGAGGCGATCCAGCCATTCTTCACGGACGCCGAGGCGCTTTACGACGCTAAAGACGAGAACCTGCGGAGCATACTCGACGGCTTGGTCCTGCGGGAGGGCGTGGAGTTCGGCCCCGAGCCGCGCTTCGCTCACGTAGACTTGGGAATCGTTCACGACCGGGCCGGGGTAGCTGTCGGGCACCTGGAGGGGCAGCGCCTTGTTTACGACTTCGCCACCTATTTTGAGGCCGCTGATTTTGACGCGGGTGAAGTAGACCTGGAGCATATCCGGCAGCTCTTCATTTCCATGCGCGATGCGGGGTGCCGCTTCGCTGTGGTGTCTTATGACGGATTCCAGAGTTTTGATTCGCTGCAACTTCTCAAGAAGGCCCGCATCCCCTCTGAACTGTTGAGCGTAGACAGGACCACCCAGCCCTACGACGATCTCAAGGCATTGCTCTATGGCGGTCGAGTGGGGATTCCGGTTGACGCCCGGTCGGAGATGTTCTTCACCGAGGCGCGTAAGGTGGAACTGATAGACGGGAAGAAAATTGACCATCCTCCGCACGGGAGCAAAGACGTAGCAGATGCCGTGGCGGGAGTGGCGTCCCACGCTGCTCTGCGCCTGGGTCTGCGGACTCCCGACATCAACCGCATGATGGAAGCTCGCGGTGACGCCAGTAGTAGCTTGACCGGCACCAACGCTACCACGGGCGAAGAGACCAATCTGCCTGAGAGCAAAGACGCCCCTGACGTGACAGCCGTCTTTGGCACGGCGGCGACCGATGTAACGCCGACGGTGCTGGAGACAATGTACCCGGCGTTCAAGTCCTTCCGGCGCAAGCAGCCCCCTCCCTCCTAATCTCATGGACACGACGCCCTCCAACAAGTTGTGGCTGCCCCCGGCGGCCCAGGAGCAGCGGCGTATCCACGCGGCTGACCGGATGCGCGTCCTTCAGCAGCAGATAGCCGACAACGAGGGCGAAGCGGAGACCCTGGAGAAGGCGATCACGGAGCAGGCCTCCAACGGCAAGTATATCCCCCGGATGTTGGTGCCGCTGCTCAAGACGCTGGGTCTCTACAAGGGTATCGTGGATCCACAGCAGGCGAGTGCCGTTACGATTGACGCACTACGGCAAGCCGCCGAAGCTGTTACCCCTATGCCTCAGGCGATTGGCCTGCGTTTTCGCCAACTCAAGGAACATTCAGAGTGGAGCATCGACCCTAACGAGTCTGGTATCAACCTGCGCATGAAGGCTATTTATGGGCGTCCTACGCTGCGGGACTTCAGCCGTATGGACGAGATCAAGGCCTGGTGGAGTCGCGGTGGTCAGTTGACGCTGAACCCCTATACGGGGCGACTTGGGGCGTTCACGGCAGACTTCTATCAGCGGGGCTGGCCGCTGCGACAGTTGCTCCCGGCGGTGGGGCGCGATAGCCTCATCGTTGATAATGGCGTTGTCTTCGCTAATCCGAGTCGTGGTTCAACGAAGGTCCCTTATACCGCTGTTGTACCGCTGGACCCGGCGCTCATGCGGAAGACTATTCCGCAGAATTACAAGAGCGCCAAGCAGGACGAGCAGAAGCCGGATGCGTATGAGGCCAAGCTGCGCCCAGCCGAGAAGCAAGTCGATTATGTCATGCTGCGCCCGGATGGGACGGCGGGGACCTCGGAGCGTAACCAAGTCATAGCCGAATACACAGAGGACGAGGTAGGCTGGCTGATTCGCACCCGGCGCACCGAGTGGTGGGCGCAGTGGTACGGGCATAGCGAGATAGAGTGGCTATTGGGCGAGGTCGTGGGCCTGCTCAACGCGACGACCTACAACCGGACTTTCTTCACGAACAACAGCATACCGCAGGGGGTGCTCGCGGCGACCGGCGACTGGGACGACATTGCTGAAGAGGCGCTCATGGACGTGGTTTCCACGCTCACGCAGCAGGCAATGGGCGTGGGCAAGATGCACAAGCTGGCGGTGTTCTTCGGCGGCGCAGGGCAGGACATCAAGTGGGTGCCGATGCGTCCCGAGGGTCAGGACATGGCCTGGCGCATGTGGATGATTTGGCAGCTGAACGCCGTAGCGGCGGGGATCGGGGTAGCGGCGGAGGAAATCAACTTCCAGGCGTTCCTTTCCGCCGGCGGCCAGCAGTCAGGCACGGGCGGCGAGGAGCGCGTCGTCATGGCGCGGGAGAGTTCTCTGCCGGTGCTGCTGGGTGACATGGCGGCATGGCTGAACAACAGTTTTATCTCCAAGT